CTCGTGTTAAAAGACCGAAACCAGTAGACGACGCCAAAAACATCGACTACTGGAGAAAGTAGGCAGCACAGTATCGATTCAACGACAAACATTTGCTCATCATTGAAGTTACCACTGCACTCGCAAATGGACAAAATGACCCACTTGACTGAATCAGTGACCTCTTGAAAAAGGCTCTTATCGAAGTCCCTGTAGTCGCCATCAAAAGTGTACCTCTTCCTGGCCTTGGTGCCACAAATGAAATTATGAACTTGGTCCCACTGAACACATGTAGCATCCAGGCCAACCACAGCTCCAAACACGAAAGGGTTTAGCTGCATGACACGGCATATAGTCATCAAGAACTCCCTGCAGACAATAGTCAGGCACTGGGGCCCAACCATAATAAGCCTAGTCGGCTTGCTGTCTTTCTTCACCTCGTCCTTGCAGGCTGTCACAAATTTGACTTTCGTCTTGTGGTCTTTCTTGAAGAGGGAAAGAAGCTCTTGATAAGAAGCTGAGAGCTGAGGCCCCATAGTATAATGACGACGCCCATCAGGCTGGTAGGCACACTTGAACCAAGGGTATTTGCCCACCCTCTGAATGCCCTCTTGGACATCATCGGGGAACATCATGACCCATGGATGGCCCGGACTAGTTTTCATAGCCATGGCTTCCATACCTTTGTGGTTGGTGGTTGTAATCCCGTCGCTAGAAAAATGCGACCCATTGATGGCAATATCGACATCCACTGGATGGACTTGTTTGAAAATACAGTTGCCACCCTTCTCATCAAGAGTGACAATTGATTCAAAATATGCCTGAGCTGCATTCGAAAATTCATCCGCCAGCACCGGGTTGTGGTCCGCGTGGGTCATTATGGCAGCAATGCCCGCAGCCGCATCATGGTTCCGCTTGCTCCTGGTCAAATTGTTAACGTGCTTTTCAGAACGCAAACTGTCAGGAAAACCGGTGGAGTCCATGTTGTATATGGATTCATACATCGGTGACTTCTGAAAGTCTGATGACAAATTCCCGCCACCGATGTCGTAACCAAGGACTGAATATGAATTGACATTAACCTCAACTCCCATCTTTTCCTTCATGTATTCGATGGTGTTCTGAGCCCAATAAGTGTCAATCGACAACTTCGGGCTATTGTGAAGTGTAATATCGAATTTGGTATCACCTTGCTGTAGCTCATACTTGCACGTGGCAAAATTATGACTGAGCATCCCACTTTGAGTTTCCGTATCACCCATAATTGGGCCAGCCTCAAATTCCGGGGGCGCTTCGATGTCGCTGAACAAGTCAACAATGTCGGTATAATAGATTGGAATCACCACCTTAGTGGAATGATCATCAACCAACTGCCCCAAGTGAATACCGCCTATGGCTCCGATGTTATCCATCCTTTCATAAAGGAAATATGGCGAGCCACAATGACCAGCAAGTGTGACTACATTAGTAGTCTTGAGCTGGAAGCACACCGGGGTTGGGTCAATATCATTAGCCATCGCCAAAGTGACCTTCCGGGGTTTGCCTAGCGGTGCCATAAGGCATCGAGCTGGAGTTGCATCACCTGGGACTACAAGCCCATAAGGAGATACATCAACAGCCACAGGAGTCTTCCTCCCCAGCGCCATCTTAGTGCCAGGTGGCATGACCGAGCGAGTATAAACAAAATCTTTGGTCCACAAAGAATTCGGGGCCTTTGGAAAGAAATTGACAATATCGCGATGGGGCCTGCAATTGATTGGAAGCATAATGCCAGCCAAATCCCTACCAGGCAAATAATTGGCATTGATGCAATCATGATCAACAACAACATCTTTGGTGCCAAGGTCATGGTTGTTATACCCAACACCATGGATGGTCATTGAATACTCAGACCACTTGGGATCAGTCGAACGCTGCTTACAATATTGAGGGAGGCTATGACGATTTAAAATTAAACGCCTACCGCCGACCATAATGCCAGCACACTTATAAGAACTGACGCTACAACTGAAAGTAATGTCGACCATATTATTGGCAGTAATGCTAACAACATTCGATCCACTAGCAGAAAGACTCTGCTGTGTAAGGCCATACATAGACGCTTTATCAATCATAGTACCCATGGTCTCCCATCGACTAATCCTGTCGTTAAGAGTTGTGTTAACAGTGAACCCCTTGCGGGGGTCATTGTGTTCATCTCCGACCTGATGATCATGACGATTCTTCTTGCGGCTACGAAAAG